CCGGGTATATCTATACGACCACTTTGGATCTATTGATTCGGATAATCTGCTTAGCCGCATTCGTTACATGGTGCGTGGTATGGGTTGTAATTGGATCTTCCTTGACCATCTTTCGATTGTCGTTTCAGGAATGGGTGAGGGTGACGAGCGGCGGCTCATCGACAATACGATGACTTCGCTTCGGTCCCTCGTGGAGGAGCTGGGCTGCGGTCTTATCCTTGTGTCACACCTGAAGCGACCTGAGGGCAAGGGCCATGAGGAAGGTGCTCAGACCAGCCTCAGCCAGCTCCGTGGCTCTGCTGCCATTGCCCAGCTGTCAGACTTCTGCATCGGCCTTGAGCGTAACCAGCAGGACCCTGAGTCCAAGGACGTGACTCAGATGCGTGTACTTAAGAACAGATTCACCGGCGAGACCGGGCTTGCCACGGCGTTGCATTACAACCGTGACACTGGTAGGCTTTCCGAAGTACCACTCCCGGCACAGGGCCAGGAGTTCAACGACGAGGCACAGGAGTTTTAAATGAATAATTTTGACATTGTAGCCAAGCTTCACGGATTAATGTGCAGCGAAGCAGGATGTAGGGATCTTCGTATTTCAATGACGGCGAAACTTGCTATGTATGAAATTGAAAAGCTTCGTAAAGAACGTGATGAGGCCCGTATCATGTACTGCGACAAGCTATCACCAGCAGATCCCCATAAGATTGCAGAGAAGTGGCGATGGGACTGCTTCGCGCATGACAAGGAGACATGGTTGGAAGCGTTGGACAGGATTAACAAACTGGAGCGGGAGCTTGAAAATGGAGAACACTGAGATGTGGAACACCTTCAAAAATGTTGAAGAAGAATTGCGAATCTGTAAGCTTGACCTATTGACAGCCAAGGCAGAGCTGGTTAGTGTACGCTCCAAGCTCATGGAGGTTTCCGCCGAAGCGGCAATGCTCCGTGAGCGATACAACCGAACTGCCCACAAGCTTCAAGAGCTTGAGGCCAGAGAACAGTGAGAGAACAATGCACCGAGTTTATTTTGACATTGAGTGTGACGGCTTGCTGGATAGCGTCAGCAGGATTGTCTGCCTTGGTATTGGCTACAATACTGGGTACGGCAACAAGGAGTTTGTTGTCAATGGTGATGACAAGGATGCAATCGAAGCTGCGCTAGTTGAGCTTCAGAATGCAGACGAGATCATCGGCCACAACATCATTGCCTTTGATATCCCTGTGCTTAAGAAGCTGTTCCCAAAGTGGGCAGGACCAAGCGGCTGCGTTCGTGACACCCTTGTGATGGCTCGCCTTACCAGCCCCGACATCAAGGACAGTGACTGGCAGACCAGCGGATTCCCGAAGGAGTTCATTGGCAGTCATTCGCTGAAGGCTTGGGGCCACCGCCTTGGCCACCTGAAGAATGAGTTCGGTAGCGAAGTCACCGACTGGAAGAACCTTCAGTTCACCCCACAACTTGCCGAGTATTGCAAGCAGGACATCGTGGTTACTCGTGAGCTCTACCAGCACCTGATGCCGAAGTGTGCGGAGGAGGCCCTGATCCTTGAGCACGAGTTTGCCGAGTGCATTGCACAGCAGGTCCGCAATGGCTTTGCCTTTGATAAGGATAAGGCCAACGCCCTGTATGCAAAGCTCTCGTCTGAGCGCGAGGCCATCAACCAGGAGCTGGTCACCATCGTTCCGCCAACCATCATTCAGATGAAGACGAAGGTTAAGGAGATCCCATTCAACCCAGCCAGTAGGCAGCAGATTGCGGCTGCTCTCAAGACCATGCACGGATGGGAGCCTGAAGATTTCACCCCATCCGGTGAGGCCAAGGTGGATGAGTCTGTCCTGTCTTTTCTTGAGTACCCCATTGCCAAGAAGCTGAGCCAGTACCTGCTGCTTCAGAAGCGTATCGGTATGTTGGCTGAGGGTGATGAGGCTTGGATCAAGGTGGAGCGCAGTGGCCGCATCTACGGAAGCGTCAACCACAACGGGGCTGTCACCGGCAGGTGTACACACCGTGGTCCTAACATGGCCCAGGTCCCATCCTGCGGTTCTCCCTATGGCAAGGAGTGCAGGGAGCTCTTCACCTCAGACCCAGGCCACGTCCTTGTTGGCTGCGATGCCTCAGGTCTTGAGCTCCGTTGCCTTGCCCATTACATGGCCAAGTGGGACAACGGTGAGTATGCGAAGGAATTGCTGCAGGGTGATATCCACACGGCTAATCAGAAGGCAGCCGGTCTGCCTACTCGCAATGCAGCCAAGGGTTTTATCTATGCGTTCCTCTACGGTGCAGGACCAGTCAAGCTTGGGTCCCTCATCGGCGGTGGTGCAAAGGAAGGCAAGCGGATGCAGAAGCAGTTCCTTGAGAAGGTCCCTGCACTGGCAGCCCTGAAGTCTGCTGTCGAGTCTGCATCCAAGGCCCGTGGCTACCTGATCGGTCTTGACGGCAGGCGACTGAACATTAGGTCAGAGCACGCTGCTCTCAACACACTGCTTCAATCCGCCGGTGCGCTGGTGATGAAGCGTGCAACCGTTGGTATCAACCGTGATATTGCACGCATGGGTTCCAGTGCCAAGCAGGTTGCCCACATCCACGACGAGATCCAGTTTAGCGTGGACCCCAGCGAAGCTGGCTGGCTGATCGAAAGTTCCAAGCGGGCCATCACCAAGGCCGGTGAGTTCTTCAACTTCCGTTGCCCACTTGCAGGCGAGGCACGCATGGGCAACAACTGGGCGGAGACACACTAATGAAGAAGACAGAGTTGGCTTACATTGCTGGGCTGTTCGATGGCGAGGGCTGTCTCGTGTGGACATCTACCGCCCGTGTACACATCACCTCATGCTGGCCATACCATCTGAAGGATATCCAAAAGCTGTTCGGTTTTGGGAAGATCAGGATGTTTAAGAACGAAGCACCCAGGCGCAACGCATATCGGTGGGAAGTGTGTGGCCCTGATGCCAGGAAGTTTGTAAAGAAAATCAGACCTTGGCTCAGGGAGAAAGCCTATCAAGCAGATATTATTCTCACCGCACACAAGTTTCCCCCTGGCTCTGCTACACGGGAGAGCATGTTGAAGAACCTCAAGAAAGCAAAGAAGGTAGACTATGGAACCGCATGACCCGCTTCATCCGTTGAACCGATACACCACAGACGAGTTGCTTGCAATCCTTGGCGCACGCTTTGATGCCCTGCTGTTCATCGGCTGCCAACCAAAAACCAAGTCAGCACAGGACATGACGTTCTGTTCTGTTGGACAGTTCCATTCCTGCATCGGGCTTGTTGAGTGTGCCCGTATGCTGCTCACCGCTGGAGGAGTTGAAGATTGAGCCGCAAGACCAAACCAATCCACGCATTCATTGACGCAGACATTCTCATCTACCATGCCTGTGCTGCTGTTGAGAAGGCGACACACTGGGGAGATGACATGTGGACTCTTCACGCTGACGCACGAGAAGCCAAGTGTATGCTTGACATTGCAGTGCAAGAAATCAAGGACAACCTCAAGACGAATAGGATCACACTGTGCCTGAGCAGCCCGAACAATTTCAGAATGACTATCCTGAGCGACTACAAAGCGAACCGGGCGACTACCCGCAAACCTGTCTGCTTTACCGGGGTTCGCCAGTATGCCCGTCAAACGTATGCGAGTGCGGAATATGCGCGTTTAGAGGGGGACGACGTAGCAGGGATCTTGGCCACCAGACCAAACAAGAACGAGACAGCAGTGATGGTGTCAGAGGACAAGGATTTCAAAACACTTCCGGGGGAACATTACAACCCACGGACGGGCTTCAGGTTCACCATTACCCCGCAGCAGGCCATCAGGAACCACTTCATTCAGACCCTGACGGGGGACACCACGGACAACTACAAGGGATGTCCTGGGGTGGGACCGGTGAAGGCGGAGAAGATCATTGGGACGGACGTAGCTCCATCTTGGGATGCGGTGCTAGCTGCATTTTTGGATGCGGGGCTGACAGCCGAGGATGCCTTGACACAAGCGCGTGTTGCTCATATCCTCCAGCACGGGGAGTACGACTTCGGGACAGGGGAGATCAAGCAATGGAATCCGTAAGCAAGTTTGCATTCGATGGTGTCAAGGACTCTGGTAAGCGAGAAGAGTTTGACACAGGTAGCCGCCGCGATACCCGCGATGGCAAGGGACGTTTTGACCTACTGTCCCCGTTTGTAATGGAGCGTGATGCACGGCACCTTGAGTTCGGTGCCAAGAAGTATGGGGATAGGAATTGGGAAAAGGGCCAGCCCCTGTCCCGTTACTATGACTCTGCCATCCGCCACATGAACAAGTTTATGATGGGCCACCGCGACGAGGATCACCTTGCAGCAGCCCGGTGGAACATCGGGGCCTTGATGCACACCCAGGAAATGATTAGAATTGGACGGCTTCCTGTTGAGCTTGATGACCTGCCAGACTTTACTCAACCCTTTTAAGGAGAAACACCATGTCCGCAAAGAATGACTACAGCATTTCTCGTATCCCACAGCTTCGTACCTTTGGGGAAGTCACCGCCATGTACAATCACATGAGTGGGGACAACCTCACTGAGGGCAACGTTCGTGACATTGCTCTTAGGGCCATGCGAAAGCTCCGACGAAACATGACTGAAGCAGAGGTCCGTGAGTTTGCGGCCATGCTCAGCGACATTGAATAGGTGACTTTATGGATGCACCGGAAGATACAGACCCCATCCCAACGCTGACATTGGACTTTATCAAGGCCATTGAAAAGCGGTTTCCGCCGCGTTGCCCCGAGCTTCATTGGGAAGATCGGTACATTTGGTACTATGCAGGGCAACGCCACATCGTGGACTTCCTGAAGTCTGTCTATAAGAGGCAGCAGGAAACCCGGTTTGACAACGTAATCAAAAAGACCTAGGACAAATACCATGTGTTTCAGCGCACCAAAGATGCCGTCTATGCCAGCCCCTCCGCCCCCTCCTCCGCCACCGCCGACTCCAATGGCGGGTTCTACTCAGGCTTCTCCGCTGGAGATGGCCGGTGCACCCAAGATGCGGTCTTCCACTAAGGGTAAGGCAATGCTGACGATTCCGCTGGGTGGTCTTGGCGGCATGGGCTCTAGTGCTGGCATGTCTATCTAAGGAAACAAAATGTCTGACTACTCTGCCCGAAGCCTGTACTCAACTCTTGAAAGCGACCGGGATTCGTACCTGCGTCGTGGCAGGGACTGTTCCCGCGTTACTCTTCCAACGCTTTTGCCGGATGAGAACGCTACCAGCGTCACCCAGTTTGCTACCCCCTTCCAGGGTCTTGGTGCCCGTGGCGTTAATCATCTGGCAGCCAGCCTGCTGATGAGTCTCCTCCCCCCGAACCAGCCCTTCTTCCGTCTGGTTCTGGATGAGGAGGCCGTCCGGGCTTTGGGTGGTATGGATGAATATCGCACGGAGATTGACCAGACCCTCAGTTCCATTGAGCGGTCGGTGATGCAGGAGATTGAATCGAAGGCGATTCGACCGGCGGTCTTTGAGGCACTGAAGCACCTGATCGTTACCGGCAATGCACTGATCCACCTGGGTGACAACGGCATCCGCGTGTTCCACCTGAACCGTTACGTCATTAAGCGTGACCCCATGGGCAACGTGTGTGACATCGTGGTGAAGGAGACTGTTGCTCAGGACATGCTGAGCGAAGAAGCCTATGCCGCTATTGGTGGCGACGAGATGAACGGCAATGGAAGCGACACCCCCGTTGACCTGTACACCTGCATCCACCGTGAAGAGAACGGTGAGTTCACGGCGTTCCAGGAAATCAAGGGGGTTGTCCTTGATAGCACCCGTGGTAAGTACAAGGAGGGCAGCCTGCCTTGGCTTGCCCTTCGTATGAACCGCGTGGACGGTGAGAGCTATGGCCGTGGCTACGTTGAGGAGTACCTTGGTGATCTCCGTAGCCTTGAGGGCCTGACCCAAGCAATCGTTGAGGGTTCCGCCGCAGCAGCCAAGGTGCTGTTCCTCGTGAACCCCAACGGCATGACCCGCGCCGATGTCCTTGCCAAGAGTCCTAATGGAGCTATCCGAGAGGGTAACGCAGCAGATGTCACATGTGTACAGCTACAAAAGCAGGCTGATCTCGGGATTGCGATGCAGGCGATCTCTTCGATTCGTGAACGAATTAATTATGCTTTCTTGCTTGCGGAGTCAACGATTCGTAATGCTGAGCGTGTTACCGCCGAAGAAATCCGACTCACGACCGCAGCGGTTGAGAGGCAGCTAGGCGGTATCTATAGCATCCTGTCTCAGGAGTTCCAGCTCCCGCTGGTCAAGCGGATCATGGACCTGATGCAGAAGGCCAAGCGTCTGCCCAAGGTTCCCAAGGAGTTCGTCAAGCCGGTGGTCATTACCGGCGTGGATGCCCTTGGTCGTGGCAACGACCTTGTGAAGCTTGATGCTTTCCTTGCTGGCATTGCCCAGACCTTTGGCCCCCAGGCTATCTCCCAGTACATCAACCCCAAGGAATACCTGTCCCGCCGTGCGGCAGCCCTTGGCATTGATCCCCAGGGTCTGCTTAAGGATGAGCAGTCACAGGCAGCTGAGTCCAACCAGGCGATGGCCGCTGGTCTGGTCAACAAGCTTGGCCCAGCCGTCATCAACCAGATGGGCGGGGCTGTCCGAGAAGGTATTATTTCTCCCAACATGGCAGCAGCACAACAGCCCCAGGCTGCTATGATGCCGCCAACCCAGTGAGGAACATA